GATGATTCAGATGTTGCAGTTGTGGTTAGAGAAAAAGCGCCATACGTAGATGCTGCATATCCACGAGGGCGGCTGGACAAGTTTGGAGAGCTCAAGGAAGCTGTGTAATTGCTGCCATGTCAGGCTGTGAACAAATCACACTTGGCATGGAACCTGCTTCAATGGGAGGAGCTTTTATTTCTGCTTGGGGCCCAAATTCCATTGCTACAAAAGTAATGTCAGGAGCAAAACGAAAGATGGTGATGGAGCCGTGGCCACTTACAATTCCTGCAGGGGCTGCAAATGCCACTATTTATTTGCGTGTCACACTTGCAGCAGGCGGATCTATCACAATTGATTGTCTTCCAGGAGAGTGGACATTCTGGCGTGAGAGTTGAATCTGATTAGACCAAGAAAAGTATAGACGTAAAAAAGCCCCCTTGGATGTTGAGTCCTTGGGGGCATTTCTTTGTCCGCTTGTTTCACGGAAGGATCATGGCAAGATCAGGATACTCGATTTCTTCTTCAGTTCCCACACTAGTTTATCCGCTAGGCGAATCAGATCATCTCGTGTGTACGTACCTTCCAGAATGATTCCGCAATATGCTGCAATCTCACTCAGCTGAATATACACATCCTTGTCTTCCTGAGCAGCTAGAATCTGAAGAAGTGCTGGATGATTATCAATCTCAACTCGGAGAGCAGTGAGGGATTCAGGGAAGAATTCGAGCTTGAGATTTGGATTACTGAGGGAGTAGTTGATCTGATTAGAAGAGCTCATGCTTCTTCCCTTCCAGCTTTATCTGCCCTGGCCTGTGCAGCCTGATCTGAGTATTCCAGTTCCTCATAGCGCACCATCAGTTTCGCAGCATTGTGTTGAAGAACTTGTTGCTCAGAAATTCCATATAGGCCCATGACAACTTGCATGAAGAATCGCAGATCACCTAGTTCCTCAATAATGTTATGAACATCTGGTGCTTTATTATACACTACATGTCGCTTGATTGCTGTGGAGAGTTCGCCGGCCTCTTCGCAAACTCCGCCGCGTGCGTGATCTGCCATGTGCCGGAAAGTTTCACGCTTGAAGAGTGCCTTAACGAATTCCGCGTATGGAAGAATTGACCCATTAGATAGCTTGACGAATCCATAGGATGCTGGACTGCCGCTCTCAGGAGTTGTATTTAGGGTGAATTGTGCTGATCGATCTGCGCTCATTTTAATTTACCTTTACCAAAGAGATTCGTGTGAGAAGAATTTGCGCATAGTGCTCCATGACAGACTCTTGTTCGATCAAAAGTTTTTGATTCGTAGGATCTAAATCTTTGAGGTAAGCAGAATTTACAAATGTTTTAAGATTGCTGTGTCGCCTTTTAAGTTCTTCATATTCTTCAACTAGACGTGAAACCCAACCAGGAACTTGAGTCGTGGATTGTTCTGTGCTCATAATGCCATTCCTAATTCTTCCTCAGTTAAGAAACTCGAATCAAGTAGCGAGGAGTCCACTTGTTCAATCACTTTCCGCTTAGGCAAGAAACCAGTCTTACCTGAATCCGGATGACTAATTTGCATGATGCGATCCGACTGAACTAGAGCTTGCAAAATTACCACAAGATCCGCCGGCTTATCCACATCGCGCGATACTTCTTTGTAAATTGATTTGAATTCTACGAGGCCGTCGAGCGCTCGTGAGTTGATGATTTCCACAACTTTATGAGATACGTCCGAGTTGCGGGATTTACCAAACTCGCCGAGAGCTTTAGGCATGTATCGTTCTGCATGGGAAAGGACTGTGTTAGCGCAAATGACGTCCCGCCTGCTGATTGTTGTTCCAAGACGGGCAGCACAATGGATGATACAAAGCTTAAGCAATTGCGCAAAACGTCTGGTGGAATATGATTCAAATCGCTGATCTCCAATGTTACTGAAGGTTGCATATATTTTCTCCAATGTTTGTTCAGCATCTGGCTCAAGATCGAGAGGACCATGAACCGCGGATTTAATTTCTCTCAGTCTGTCTACGAAATTCTGGATTACTTCATCATTCATTCCTTTAGGAAAGGCAATTCGCCGGCCGGAAGGTTCACCGTGAATCAGAAGAAGTCGGCTAAAGAATCCTTGTCCGAGAACTTCCGAAGGAAATGCCATAGCAAAACCAGTGGGAGTATTTGCACTGAGAATAGAAATGGTAGGATTGTGAATGTCCAAGGATTTTCCGGTCTTGATTCGATAAGTAAAATTACCTTCGTAATCCCATAGATTCCCAAGCAAAGATAGAAATTCAATATTCCCGTGACCAAAGAAATCATTAGCTTCATCTGCCATGATAGCCATCTCTCGTGTGGTTGAGTCATCACAATCTCCGAATATATTCTGATCTAAAATTTCATCTACTGTTCGTGTGTCTCGCGTCCGTGATCCTGTACCTGAAAACTCCGGATCATCACCTCCACCTGCAAGATCAACTAGGAACTTTTCTTTGGATGTTTTATCAGCTGCGATTGTTTCGTACCCAGTAAGTCTCAGAAGTTTCTTGCACAGTTTAATTGGGGTGGATTTCCTGGCACCAGGTGAGCCAATGAGCATCGTGTAAAGTGTCGGAAAGATTTTGAAATGGCCGTGATTCAAGTATGTCTGGCGTCCCAGAAGAACACCGATTGTCGTGAGCAAGCACCAGCGATAGTAAATCGCCGGAGGTTCAGTCTGGGAGTTTGCTTCCAGGAATTCTTTGAATATATCCCCAGCCATTGGGACACCGCGCTTTCTAGATTGGATGATAAGGTGGAGGATTTGAAGGAGATGTGAGTGGAGCAAGCGCCATCTCAAGATTATCGAGAAGAGATTGAATCTCGGCTCCTTTCTCCGGAGGATAAGTGTTAAGCCCACGAGCAAGAACCGTTTTAAGCTCCGCTGCATCTTCGTAAGAAAGAAAGATTGCAACTGCAAGATGATAGCGGAGATTACTAGATGAGATTGTGTGCATGTGGATTTCCTTTACTCAGTTTCTGACCAATATTTAGCTCGTTTAAACGTTCCATCCTTCCCAGTCTTTCCAAGTTTCAGTGCTGCTGGGACGGTGAACTCTCGATAAGTTCCAGATACATCGCGGATCGTAACAGGAATCTCCATTGCTTCCCGGACTTGATCTGGAAGATTCTTTCGCAATCCTTCTTCCGTGTACGAGAAGAGGATCGAATCGTGAATCTGAGCGTGCAACCGGAAATGCTCCGGGTTTGGTAATGCGATTTCATAGAATACTTTTAGGAATGCCTCGTTAAGAGTTCTTGCATTGAGTGACTGTGGGCAATGAGCGACGTAAGAGTTGAGATCAAGTTTGTTCTTATCTGGTTTTCCAAAGCAGTATCGTACCCAATCGCCTTGTCCAATGTAATCATCTGCTGTGAAATGTGCTTTGTTGTACTCTGTATGATGGTAAGCGCGACTCGTAAGTCTGCTCGTTGTTCCAATTTCATTGACGACTGAGACATAATATTTCCCTGCAATGGATGGATAGGTTCTATGGAATTGAGCCAGGAGATAAGTTGCGATCTTCTTCGGATCTGATTCTTTCAATCCCAGAAGTGTGCGCGCCTTAAAGATATTCTCCAGGCCCATCGTATCAACTAAGGTGCCAGCTCCCATGTTATAGTTAGCACCGTGATTGACCCGTTTAGCCACGTCTCGTAATGCTTTATTGAGAGTTTTTCCCAATGCATCATCATAGATGGACTCATAAGGAACGCCAAAAAATGCGGAGCAATTAACAGAGTGGAAGTCTCTAGACCCAGAAACGGCAGCGATGAGTGAAGTATCTCCCGCAATGTTTGCTGTGTCGCGGGATTCAGCCTGCTCAAGATCGCACTCCCCCAAGTAAAATCCGTCATCTGCGCAGATAGTTTGCTTAACTTCGACGCCTCGTGGGATGTTTTGTATTTGTAATCCTGTCCAAAAATGGTGCTCTCTAGATGCCAACCTTCCGGTATCTGTTCCATGTGGATTAAGAGCGTAAAGGATTCGCCCATGGTATTCTTTGCTTCCATTATCTTTGCTTCCTTCCTTGTCGGAATCTAGCCGGAGATATGTTGTAGCCAGCTTGCGCCATCCACGAATGTCCAGGATCTTGGTGAAGATTCGCGCATTGAGTGGGTGCCGGTACGAGGCTTTATTCAGATTCTTTTCACCAGAGGAATCCGCAATGTCCGCGCACCCCAGAACTTTCATAAGGGATTTCACTTGGACATGTGAGCCGGGATTAAATCCGGGCACATCAATCATGCGGCGGAGAGATGTAAGAGTCTCGGATTCTTTAGCATCCACATCTTTCCGTGCTTCCACTAGCTTTCCCATATCCCGGCGCAGACCTGTCATTTCTGCCAGTAGACACGGATAGACCAGAGGGAACTCCAATAAGTAATTTCTCTTAGCCCACGCTGGCGCCTGTAGAATTTGCTGGACCCAGACATTAATTGTTGCCCAAGTATCAAGAGCATTGTATCTGTAGTATTGTTCAATGTCAGTTGTCTCAGCAAGGTCTTTCCAATAAACCACCTTTCGTAGGAAGAAGGCATTAAGGAAAGCAAGATCCTTTGGTAGCTCGGAATACCAACTGTGAAATAAATGCTGGACATCCCATAGCCAGTTAGTGACCGGTGCATTGAATCGCAGGAGATATGAACAGTCATATTTGCCATTTGCCAGTACCTTTGCAGGAGAAAGATTATTGAATTTCCGCATCCAGGTTACTGCCCAATCAGAATCAATTGGCAGAACTACAGAGAGTGTGCGGATAGGATTACGGCCAGTGCGATCAATGAAAAGAGCTGTGTAGCCAGAACAACGAATAGCGGTGTTTTGACGTACAGTTTCAAGGTCAACTGCGATAGCGAATGCTTGATGAAATTCTTCATAAATAGATTGAATGTTCTCTGGTGTGAGAATGGCCCATTTGAATTCTGTGGCCTCGGGCCATGAGAGTGGATTGATTACCTTGGAAATGTTCCGCTGTGTAATGAAGCGCCCGTAAGATACGGTGACAAGTTGCGCCAGCGGATCAATGAATACGATTTCAATTCCACGGTATGTGAAGAGAGATCCGGCATAATCTGCCAGGGACGCCGATGTTTTCACATTCCCTTCTAGTGCAAGAAGCTTCAGAAGGATATCAATGTTCGTGGAAACTACACGAGTGATGGATCGTTTCTGGCAATACAGCTCAAGCTGCGTGAGAAGTTTCACGGGCTCGCATACTGTATAGGTTGTGACACCTGAGAACATATGTTTGATATGGAGAAGGTAATCCTTATCTGCATATGTTCCTAGGAAGAGAGCATTACTTTGAACTGGAATTGGATGATTCATGAATTGAATCCTCTGTAATATCATCGATCATGATAAGAGTGGAGCGAGTTCCCATTATTTTTCCTATCCGCTCTTCCGATTCAAATTTAATTTTCACTATACCTTGGAAATTATGTGTACCTTCAACTGTTCGCATAGGCACAGATCCGAAGAATACCATATCTTCCACATCTGATCTCGACTTACGATAGAAAAGATAGTGAGGACCACGTCCAAATGTAAGTCGTTTGATTCTGAATTTACGTGTACGGAATTTCATATCTCATCTCCTTCTCGTTCAACCAATTCCACATGAAATGCATCCATGAAACCTTCATCCTTCGTGTCCATGTTTCCATTCCAATCACAACCTAAGCGGACTTTATATCCCATAGTTGCGGCTACACCTTTGATGAAGAATGCTGTGGCAATGATAACTTCTCGGTTATTCCAGACAGGTTTCCCGCCTGCATACGGAACAAAGTCCACAGCCTTAGAAGGGTATGAATTATGCTTTGAGGCTGGAAAGCGAAGTTTACTTTTCCCTTCAGCAAACGCCAAATCTTGCGCCTCTTGGCCACGGTGCCCGCATGTGATTCCAACATCTACATGTTTGATTACTTCATTGAAGATATCTTGCAGATACGGATCACAGGTGAGTAGACGGGTCTTGGATGACAGAGAATATTGAGGCATAGAAATCTCCAGTGTGAGAAGAGTGAATCAACAAGTGAATATGCCCCAGATCAGATAAACCGACCCAGGGCACATGGTACTTATAGACTCAGATTACACAACGTGAATCTCAACAATGTTCGTATAGGCATTCGGATTCGGATTCTGTTCCGTCTTCTTGCCATGACGCAAAGATGTGATCACGATAACTTCGGCGCCCTCAGATTTCTCCATGATTTCCCGATTCGTTCCAGGGCCAAAGTGTGAGGACAGCGCAGCAATGATCTTGCGATAATTACTTTGACCAAACTCATTGTCCATCTGGAACGACACAGTAGTCAGGGAGCCAGGAACCAGCGGAGTATCATTCGCATCTGCCAGTTCTTCAGTAGCAATTGCGGACAACTTAACTCCGATAGAAGTCGGACGACCCTTGGTCGGCTTCACCCAGAACATATTTGCGCGATGTGTGCCGGCAGGATAAGTAACAAAGTCAGGCACTTGTGCCAGATCATCCAGTGTACCTTCCAGCAGAGAATCCATGTTGAAGGCGGCGGCGTCCAGAGTGTTTTCGATGCTCATGATATTACTTTCGTTTAGAGAGATGGAAGTTTTAATTTACTTCGTGGTTGAGGAAACGTGAGATTGTCCGGTTGTCAGAATATTTTCCACCAAGGTGGCATATCCTGCAATGTCGCGCCAGTGATCTGGCTCGTTAGGATTCCCGGACAGAATCCTTCCGATCTTGTGTTGGATCATTTCGAGAGCCTCTTTCTGATATGACGGAAGATCATTCCAATTCTTTCCATCTTCTCGCATATCAGTCTTGAGCGCCTGCATGATCCGACCATTATCAATAAATGATCCATGAGTTTTTGCTCGGTCATTCAGTGTAGATTGTACGTCTTGTGTCATTTCTTTACTCCTGCTCCGGCGCCAAATTTAGCTGCCAAAGATCCTAGTGATTTAACTGCTACTTCTCCAGGAGATCCCGCAGTCATTGGATTACTCACCTTCGCAGTGCCATCGAACAGTCTCCCTAGTGAGAGCTTCTCTTCTTTCTCAATCTCGAAATCACCTCGGCTCCGTGTCAGAACTTTCGGCGAAGCTGTAGACTTACTAAATGCTCGATGCTTACCGTTTTTAATCTCCGTATACACAACACAATCAAATGCGGATGCAAATGATGCAGACATGCCGGCAGATCCGAATGACGGAACAAGTTTAACTCCACCATCTTCGAGTTCCGCTTCTTGACAATGCGCAGTTACGATGAGATTCCCACGGAAACCTTGGAACTGAGACTTGAAGAACTCCGTATACTTTCGCA